TACCACCGCTGTAATCAAAACTTGGGAGGCTGTAACGTTCGATACCGTCAAACCAATGACCGTTGTAGCTGTTGATGATGGGACAGTGTAGCTGCCTACCGAAGTAAGCGAAGTACCAACAGTCCGTGAAAGTTTTCTTTTAAACGTGTTTGCCATTGTCTATCCTAACCCAACGCAATTGCTAAAGCCACCGCTGTGCCAGCAGGGTCTACTTCTAAATTTGTTTGTGCGCCTGCAACGTTAGAAGCACCAGTGCCTCCATCTGCAACCGCTAAGTCTGTTATACCAGAAATTACGCCGCCTGTAATGTTTACTGACGACATTGCTAAATTAGCAGTGAAATCAAATACTGCGGCTCCGGAACCCGCACCATCTGTATAAATTAGTTTTGTATCCCCGTTGGCTACTGTGACGTTTGCCCCTGATCCTTGTGAGAATATAGCCGATTGACCTGAGTTGTTGTAAACCATGTAGGTTTTCTGAGCATCATTAGGTGCAACAGTGATAGTGTTTGTTCCCGAAGGTGAACCGCCTAATACCAAGACTTTGTACATACCATCCGATAATGTACCGTCTGTAGTTGTTAGAGTGTGCGTCGTACCAGAAAGAGTTATGGTACCGACCCCCGTAAGAACTCGGTCTACAATTTGTAAGTTAAGGTTGGTGGTGTCACCCCACGCGCCCGACTGCTCACCCGTTGCGATAAGCTCTATGCCGTTTGCTGTTGTATATGTACTTGGCATGTTTTTCTCCTACGCCGCTATTTCCGTCCATCCCGGAGACTGAGAAGGTTCTACTTCATCCCATCCCGGGGTTTGTGACGGTGCGATACCGTTCCAGCTTGGGTTTTGATTTGGATCAACTTGGCTCCAAACAAAAACTTCGCCTAGTTCGGTTGTAGCAGATACCCCCGTCACAGAGGTATTCGCTTCGGCAATTACTGTTACAGTACCAACATTTCCGGTACTTTCCAACCCTGTTACTGGAACAATGACTCGAATGCCGACTTCTACGTCACCTAGAGCCCCTGTAGCTTCGACCCCAGAAGGTATTATAAGGGCGTTTGAACTAACTTCTACAGTGCCTAATGCACCTGTTGCTGAAACACCGGTTGGTAATACAAGTGCGTCCGCTAGAACTGTTACAGTTCCCAAAGAGCCCGTGGATGCAATACCCGTTGCGGGAACAACCGCTTCGGCTACAACTTCTACCGTGCCTGTTGATCCGGTTGACGTAACGCCCGTAACATCAACATCGGCGTTAGCCGAGACCACCACCGAACCAACAGAGGTGGTTCCTTCTACACCCGTAGGTGAAACATTGGCTTCTGCAACTATTGTAGTTGTGCCGATTTGACCTGTGCCTGCAACCGTTGTTGGTAAAACAACCGCATCAGCGGTTACCGCAACAGACCCTACTGAACCTGTAGCAGTTTCACCCGTAACATCAACATTTGCATTAGCTATAACAACTACAGAGCCGATACTTCCGGTTGACGCAATACCCGTAACGGGAATATTAGCTTCAGCCGCAACAACAACGGAGCCGACCGCACCAGTAGCGGCCTCTCCCGTTACAACAACCGGGATAGCTTCGTCCCAAGGACCTTGAGACCATGTACCTCTTCCCCATCCGGTTATTGCGGCCATAAGGAGTTACCTCTTAGGCTATACGGATAATGGCGTTGCTTGCGTCCGCAGTTGGAAACTGAATAGTAAAGTCACCATTAGTGGATGTTTTATCTGCACCAAAGTCCAATATTGCAATAGCATCTGTTGTATTAGAGCCACCACCTGTTTGAGTGTTGTAGATCATTGCGCCACGCGCTGTGATTGTCGATGAAGAGAAAGTCAAATCATTGAAATCAGTAAACGCCGTTGTACCCGAGCTTGTCGGAGTAACGTTTGTTAACGCACCACCACCCGCACTATATCCCGTACCCGAAGCTTCATTCGAGGTTGAATAATCGGTTGTTGCAGCACTTAGAGTAGCACTACTTGTAAACAGAGCAAGCTTCATTGCATCGGCTCCGTTTGTAAAATCGTGTTTTCCTTCAAGTAATTCTGTCTTGAAAGACGTACACATTGCTTGTGTGATCGCCATTTTAAAGTCTCCTTATTGCGTCAGCCAGTTCAGGGTGCCCTGCTTCTCGTAGGGCATTATACACAGTTGTTCTGTCGCTACGAATAGCTTCTCGCATATAAAACGCAACGACTTTCTCCATGTGTCTTTGAAACGCTTTGGCCTGATCTCGTATAACGGGGTGAGTCCCGTCAGACACGCTAATCAGCTTTTCAACACAGCGTTCCGCAACTTCGTCCGGTGTAAAACCCCTGTTTTCAGTGGTTTTTACCACTAAAATCGGGTCTTCCGGGATGTTTACATCTATTTTAAACATTATTGCTTCTCTCTTATTACTCTTCCAACGCGGTATTCTTGCGTGGTTTCTTTGGCTTCACCCAGCATTTTAAGTCCCATCAAGGATTCCTGAAAACGCTTGTCATAAGTAGCCATAATGTCTTGTTCGCCCTTCATAAATAAGTAGGCTTCTATCAAACTACCGTATAACAGCGCTAATTCCCCATTCGTACTCAACCAAGTTGTCCCACTGCCCGCACCGGCTGTTAAACTGGTAGGTCTATACAAGTAATGAAGCTCTACCGTCAAATTAGACGGGGGAGTTGGTGCAACAATGAAGTTATCCACGTCAAATTGCGCATAATACTGAGGAGAACCCGTCGTAGCCACGTTTGGGTTGTAACTTTGGACAAAACTAACGTCTTTAAACTCAACAAAGACCTTGTTACTGCTTCCATCCGTAAAACTTAAAGAAAAAGGTGCTAAAAAATCGCTTGGACAGTTTAAATAAGGGTTATTTGCCGTCAAATTAGCTGTTTGGTTTCTGCGAAACAAGTCTAACTGTATGTTTTTTAGTATGCGCTCTTCAGAAGCTCGAATGAATACAGGTAAATTGTTTACAAAAGACGTTTCTGTGTTTTCTGTATAATCCTGAATAGCTTGTTTAAGCTGATCGTATGTAAAACTCATGTGATTACCACCGTGACAGAGCCAACCTGCCCAAATGCAGATAAAGGCCGGTTATTGGGTTGCTGTACGGTAGGTGTTCCTACCGAAACTACTAAAGGTTCTATACGATCAGGACGAGCATTTTGTAACGCCTCGGGGTCTATGACCTTTCGAAAAGGGCCTAATTGAGGTTGTTTAATTTCAAACTCATCTTTTCCTACAAGCAAACCGTTCCATTCTTTACGCATATCTCTATAGCGGTATCGAAATCCCGACCTATCTGATATTGCGTATGAATTTTTACCGGATGCAAATTTAGACATTAGCCCATCCTATAATAGTCTTGTCTAGGGACAACGTTAAAAGAGGACCTATCTCTGTCTTCTGTAGCAGCTCTTTCAAACTCTTCTTCGTATACCGCTTTTAACATCTGCACACGATTTGGAGCGCGTTTTAAAGCAAGATAATAAGCTAATCCTGCCGCTAAACAGGGGTAAAACCTAAAAGGCATGTCCATAGTATTGGTGTAAATATCGGCATCGTCCATACGCGTTAACGCATCGTAGTAAACGACATCGGTATTGTTGTCAGGGACAGGCCATAGATTTAGGACAGGGGTGATTTGTCTATCCAAAAAGAATTGGTTGGCACGACCTTGCGTGGTTTTGTTTGGAATGCTCAGAAAACCATCTCGACTTAATCGAGACAAAGCGTAATCTGTGCCGTTACGTCTAACTACAACGGAAAGAATGTCAATAACATCCGCACCAAGATCGTATGTTCCGTCAGCAACCGCCATGGTTACTGTTCTTTGTTTTATGGTCCATTGATTAAGACCTCGGTTGGCCCAGTCTGCAAGCAACAGATTGAGCGAACGCTTTGCTGTTTTGAGATCGTAACCTGTACGAACCTCAAGACCACAACGCTCGAACGCCTCTTCGACGTACTCAGCGACGTCTAGTTCAAAATCTTTGCTTCCAGAAACTGTCATTTACTTCTTCTTTTTAACCATGCCACCAGAACGCATCTTTTTAACCATGCCTCCGCCGCGCATTTTCTTAACCATTCCGCCAGCTCGCATCTTTTTAACCATGCCACCAGCCCGCATTTTCTTTACTTTACGAGGTTTCATTGCCATTTTTCAGTCTCCTATAAGTTTTTTTACGGTTTTCATAAATTTCGATTGCATTGTATTCAGTATCATAGATACCATAATAACCCGTTTTGTCCAACTTGTCTGCTGATTCCTGTAATTTAGATAGCCTTTGAATAAAAATCATTGCATAAGGCGTGTCTGTTTCCGCTTCAAACGATGCTTCTTCAACAAATTCATTGGGTTCGTCGTCTGGATGAAATCCCATCAACCATATATCTTTATCAATAAAAGCTCCGGTTGCGATAAAATCGTTTAAATCGTTTAAATACTCGTGAAAAGCTTCCGGGGGCTTATCGTTAGACAGGTCCGCTAATATAGCTAATTCAAATTTATCGTCAAATTGAGATATACAAGAATACAAACTTTGGTAGTTTTCTTCATGTTTAAATAAGATAGCTACCTTATCTTCCGCCCACGCTTTTTGAGCATAAGGACAAGGAGGAACGCCGTTAAAGTGAGGGCTGGGTATTTCCAACACCTCCTTAGACCAACGCCTAATTTCTTTTTGAATGTTACCTTCTAAAGCTATAGTCATGATTGTGTAACCGATCCCTTGGTTCTTTTTCGTCTTTCGCTCATAATTGCACCGCACCCACGAGCTACGGCTGTTCCCGAAACAGCTTTCCCGTTAAACTTTCTTTTAGGCTTAGTTACTTCTCCACCAAGCCCCATTTTTCTTACTTTGGCCGCTTTCGTGTTGGAAACAACTTGTTTTCCTTTAGAGCCTTCACGCTTTTTTTTGCGAGCTGTCGAAGCCCGTTCAGACTTGCTGAGACTTTCTGCTTTAGAGCGAGGTAAACACCGGTCTGGGTTCTTCTTGTTCTTAGACGTGCCACACTTGCCCGCAATATTGCCTTGGCTGTCAATTCTGACCCAATCTTGATTTACCCAGTCCTTCAGCTTTCCCATTATGACTTTTTACCCTTACTTTTTTTGGCGTAGTTAGGGTCTTTACAGTATTTGGATGCCGCCATGTTCGCATATGCGCTAGGATACGTGTCAAAAGTGCGTTCTGCCCAAGCTTTTCCCTTGGGACAAATCTTACTGCCCTTACTTTTTGGTGAGGACTTCTTTGATTTACGTGCATAAGCCATGTTTTACCCCATTAACTTTCCTACAAACGGTGCTATTAAAATTAAAACAGCTAAACCCCAAAGTTTTAGATCAAAAGCTTTTAAGGCACTCTTGTTTTCCAGCATTTTTTCTTCAATTCGTTGATAACGAAGATTACACTCCGCTTCATGTTTTTCTAGCTTACCTAAAACATCTAAAATTTTCATCTTTTCGTTACCACGCTTTGCAGGACCAGTATCTGGCGCTAAACTTGTCTTTGGCGGTGTCACAAGAATGACGCGCCCTAAAATTCTTTCTACGTCCCGGTTGGTCTTTTTTGATAGACATGTTTTGATCCCCAAACCGAACCAGCTTAATTTCAGAGCCTTTTTTGGCCAAAACCGCACTTTTCTTTGATTTTCCGGGAGTTCGCTTGGGTTTATTATATCCTGCAAAGGTTTCACCCCTATATTTTATACGACCCGACGGGGTTCTAGTTACGTTTTTAGTTGTGGCCATGTTTTACCTAACTGTAAAAAACCGTCACAGAAGTACACGCAGTGAAAGTTGAGATATAAATATCACTTACACGCATACCTTCATCGGGTATGTTTACCGAATGAGTGTCTGACGCATCTAAGTCCATGTCCAAAACAACCGCGCCGCCACTACCATTAGTAAAGGTGAGGCGTGGGCTTCCTGTTGTGGTTTTCACTTGGATTTGTCTAATGCGTGCAGGACCCACAGCCGCAGACCCGGTTGCAGTCAATCTTTTTGTTCTTACATCAGAACCTGCCATGATTTATTCCTTTTCTTTCGCGGGACGCCCGCGTTTTTTCTTAGCAGGAGCATCCTCCCACGCCTCATTAATATCAGGAGTGGAGGGATCATCTGCTTTGAGAGTTCCGTTTTCATTGCGAGCGCGAACTTTAGCGGGTTTGATTCCTCGAGCCGCTAGTTCTTCTTCGGACGCAGGTTTGAATCTACTCATAACCTACTCCTTATGCCGCTGCTATTGTGCCGCCTGTGTCAGAACGCTTCCAGTTTGTTCCGTCAGAGAAAGCCAATATTGCCGCGCCTGCTGCGCCGTTTGAAACAAATACAACAGTACCTGCGCCAGCGTCTGAAGCTGAAGGTGCGTTTGCTACGGTGTAAGTTGGGACGACGATGTCGCCAATAAAGCCAGCAGTTGAAGTCACTGGACCTGAAAATGTAGTCGATGCCATTTTAATACCCTTTGCATAAGGATTCGCCTTGTAGTCTATGCAACGTCAGGAGGGCGGGTACCTGTCTACAAAGCTAATATGTTGCCCTGAAAAAAGTATAAACTAAAAAAAAATAAAAAGAAAGGGGCCTTTGTAAGGCCCCTTTCGTAAGACAGAATGAGGATTCCGTTCTTATGCTGCGCCGGGTGTTCCGTAAACGCTACGCCAATCGGATACACCGAAAGAATAACGCTCACGCGCTTTAAAGCGCATGTTACCCGTGTCAAAGTCCCCTTCCATTGCCGTTTTAATCGGCGAACGGTTGAAGTATTTGAAACCATTAGGTGCATCAGTTTTGATGAAGAATGCGTCTGAGTCTGTTAGGAAGTGGTTAACCACAGCCCCATCAGGAATCATACCCATGTTTTTCATCGCATTGTTGTCGTTGTCAGCAGTCGCTGAACGTAGGTTAGAGTTAAGAACCCGCTCTGCAATAAATTGCAATTCTTTTGGGATAATCAACTTCATACCACGAACAGCAATTTTCAGACCACGCTCATCAGTTAAACCAGCAATATCGATTAACATCTGTTCCAACGAAGTTTCGTTGAGGTCGGCAGCAACTGCCAAGACGTTAGTCTGGTTACCAGATAATGATGGGTGGGCTGCTGAACAAAGTGCTGCACCGTCGCCAACCGCAGAAGCACCAGCCGTAAACGCATTGTTTAGGATAGAAGCTGCTTTGATTTGCTTTGTTTGAGCCATAGAACGGGCCAAAGCTTTAGTGTAGCGAGATGCCAGACGATCATAAAGGTTGTCTTCGACAGCCTCCTCAGTGATCGAAAATGCCAACGCAATAGTTTCGTGAGTGTAACGAGCAGTATATGTTTCTTGTGCATCGTCATAAGTAAGGGCACCGCCCTCGCTTTTAACAGGTGCAGTAGAAAAACCACCAAGCATAACTTCTTCTTCGAATGCTCGATCTGAGCTTTCTTCATCAAAGATTTCACCATGCTCGTTTTCGTAACGATTGTATTCAAGGCCGAACAAGGCGTTAAGGCCGGGTTCTAGCTCTTTCGCTAATTGTGCGCGAGAAATAGCCATTTATTAAGCCCTCCTTATAGACCAGTTGATGTCGCGGTAGTCTGCGAATCAAAACGGCT